GTCGTTCGACCCAAGACTTCCTGAACATCTTCAACTATTCGTCGTACGTTACGAGCCAAAGCCGGAAGAGCTAACTAAGATCGAGGCTGATCTTGTTGCCTTTCTCAACGAAGTTAATCAAATGGAATTATCACTATGCCAAAAGAACTGACAGGAAGTATCAGCAAGAACAAGAAGAAAGAGAAAGATGTACACCCAGACTATCGAGGTTCAGCAATGATTGGCGGGGTTGAATACTGGGTCTCAGGATGGGTCAACGAGGGTTCCGACGGAAAGTATCTTGGGTTAAAGTTCCAGCAGAAAGACGGGGAAACTAGACCCGCTAAGACTAACAATGACGAGGATAGCGACATCCCTTTTAATTAGAATCGGTCTATAATGGTTGCATCTACAGCACAGGAGATGCAGCATGGTCGATTCAAAAGAATGTTTTAAGTGCAAGACCGTCAAGCTGTTAAGTGAGTTTTACGCACATCAATACATGGCTGACGGTCACCTTAATAAATGTAAAGAGTGCACAAAAAATAACAACTCAAAACACAGAAAAAACAATCTTGAAAAATACCGCGAATACGATAAAAAAAGATCGACATTGGATCATAGGAAAAAATTACATAGCGAGGTCAATCGCTTGTGGAGAAATGCCGATAAAAGAAGAGTTGCGGCTCATAACGCAGTTTCAAGGGCTATAAAAAAAGGCGATCTTGTGCGGTTACCTTGCCAAAAGTGTAGCAATCCAAAATCGCTAGCCCATCATGAAGATTATGACAAAAAGTTAGATGTTGTTTGGCTTTGTCAGCCATGCCACAAACAAAGACACAAAGAAATAAATTCCATGTTACTTATGAAGGAGTAATTCTAATGTTAAGTGTTCATCATCAAACCATGTTGAAAAAAGCGTTTGCAAAGCGTCCTGCAAACATTTCCGACGACTCTCCGGTCTTAGAGAGGGTCATTCATATCATCAAGTCTGAGGCTCCTGAGTGTTTCTGGAAGCCTACAGAGTTGGAAAAACGGAGGTTCTTCAATGCACCACGGCCAGGCACTCCTTACGCGGCTGCTACTCATGCGTGGCCGAAGGAATTACTATGAGCAATTGGAAAGAGTTAATCGAGAATCAGACGAGGACAGAAAAGTTCAGACCCGTCGAGGAAATCTGGAGGGAGCGCGGCTGGATTCCACCATCAACAGAGTGCCCAGACACAATGGCAAAACATAAGGCTTTTAAGGAGTGGTCGATCCGTGGCATCGTGGATCAACCTTATCAAACAGGTTAAAAGTTCTGACGTTGAGGAGATAACGGCAGCGTATAACCAAGCGTTGCCGTTTGTCGTTCAGGACTGGGCAAAGATGATCTTAAAGTTAGCTAAAAGCAAACGACTTCCGATCATTGAAAAGATTGACAGGATTCACGGACAGAAGATCGGCCAGATGGTGCGAGACGAAGTGTTTTCACAACATGCTCGCCTCGGCAAGTCTCCTACGAGTAAGTCCAGGTAAAACGCGCCCAGCCGCTTTATTCCACTTGACGCACTCTTCCCTAGCACCAACCCAATTGCCAGCGTCTATGCGCTTTTTAAAGGTGCTGATGCGGTAGTTTCCTAGTCCGCAGTTGTAGGCCCATGAGATAACGGCTGCCAGTTGACTTGGTGTGGCCTTTAAGAGACTTGGGGACATCTTCAAAACGTTTGTTGTGAAGTAAGTTAAATGGTGGTCTAACTCTTGTTCACACTGCTCCATTGTCCAAACGGTATCCCGGTTGACGTTTGGGCCTGTAGACCCGTAGCCAATTGTCCACGGATGACCCTTTGTTCCTGGGTCTGGGTAAGCCTTAACCATCTTGTCTGGCAGAACTTTGGCGCAACCCTCAAAGGGCTTTACAAGGGTTTCTTTGGCTATCTTGATAGCCTCAGAAATCACTTTTGATACTTCTCGATAGATCTGCCAACAAACCAAAATGTGAGCATCATGTTCAACATAGCGAAATCATCTTCGTCCCATGACTTCGTAATGACATCAGCCCAATTAGCATTAGCCTGAAAAGCTATTGTTAAGCCAGCAACCTTTACGGCAATGTACATGCTAAAAGCAACCCAAGTAATACCAGGGCGTGTGATAGCGGTGATAAAAGAGGCGAGCCACCCAGCTTCTTTAGCCGTTGTAGCCTGCTCTTTGAAAGCCTCTTTGATTGCGTCAAGTTGCGATATTGAATGGTCAACATAACGTTCTTCCATCCTGAATTCACCACGCATCTTTTCAAGATCGGTTTGCAGGGTGAACATCTGTAGCTCATGCGATCTTTCGTTTTTCTTATCCATGAACTTTAGAATCTCTGGGGCAAGCCTAAACAAGCCCCCAAAGATGGAACCGAGCAAACCACCACCGAGTAGATCAAACATCATTTTCCTTTGTTGAACAATTCAAACAATGTTTTTACCTTTTCCTCCAACACTGCCAAACGATTGTCGGCTTTCGCTAACACGATGACTAGCATCACGAAGGCTACCAACATCGGCCATATCTTTGAAAGGATTTCGACCATATCCACGAATGATCCTCTGCGCTAAAACTTCAGCTTGCAACCACTTCTCCCCTGAAGTAAGCCGTTCCATCAATAACTTCGACGAGTTCAGGTGGGAGAAGTAGACCATCATAGAATTTTAGAACAGCGAAGCCAGAACACCAAGGAGTCGGGTTATCTTCTAGATAATTGAACTGTTCACCATCAGGATCAGCTAGCATCCCCGTAGACACGCCGTACCTTCTCCCTTGATAGTCACCCCATCCTTTAACTTCCAAAAGATGGGTATGGCCTGAGACCGTAGAGACCCCAGCTTTCAACGTGTTGTTGTAACCAGAATGAATACCCGAATGTTGAAGTCTGTGCTTGATCATGCAAATATCATTAACCATGATCGACCAACTTACAGACCATTCTGGTATGTGATCCTTGAGCGTTGTTCCTTGGATACCTCGAAACTCAGGAACGGCCCCAGCAAGTTTACGATCAAACCGTATGTCGTGGTTTCCAAGTGTTCGGTGAAGATAAGTTCCTAGACCCTTACAAGCCTTAACGATCTTATCCATGTGCCACTGGACAGCCTCAAGCTCATCCTTAAGACTGACAACAGGAGTCCAGTCCATAGGCCCAAAACGGGAGATCGTTCCACCGTCGAGGATGTCTCCGTTTGCAATGATTGCCTTGGGTTTTAGGGTCTTGATTAGTTTTAAGAGGGCGTTAAAGCCAACAGAAGGCTCTCCAGGCATGAAGTGCGCGTCAGAGAAAACAATGACGTAGCCTTCTATGTCGAGCGTTGCTCGCTTGCGATTTTCAGGGAGTGTAAGCCTGCCATCTTTTGTAGGCAGTCTTATGCCACGTTTGTTTTCGATAGTGCGCCGACGGTCGTAGATGTTTCTGACGGCTACCCCGAAATGCTCTGAAATTTTGACGGGACTACCTATCTCATTCCAAACCTTGACGAACTCATCATCGGTGATCTTTCTTGCCACGCCAAGCTCCGCGCTCTATGCTCTGGATCATCTTCCGAGGGATGACCAGAGACTGAGCAATTGCGTCGTCAGTCAATGACTGACAAATTTTCACGCCCTGCTTGTTCTCTGATAATAAGAAGCCTACAGAAACAACAAGCGGAACCTGAAACTCCTTGGCTTTCTCTGGGCTATCACCCCAACCCAAAGTGTCGTGGCAGGCATCTTCCCAAACTACTTTAACTATCGGGAATTTGTGCTTCATTCTTCTTGTCTTTTATAGCGTGATACCACTTCCAGACAAGCCAGCCGGACTGTAACACAATGTAGAGCAGGGTGGCAATAGCAACCCACTCGTTAAGAGTCAGACCGCCAACAGTCACGGCAGTCGTGATTGCAATCGGCGGTGCTGCCTTGATTGCTTCCGAGGCTATGTCTGACTTCTGTTCAGGTGTCATGATTCTTCAGGTTTTATCTGCGCCTCAGCCTGCTCCTTGATCTTCACAATCAAAGGCCACACGCCTGTCTTTGCCGGCAGATCGCCAAGCACGTTGAGGATAAATTGGATTTCGTTTTGGTCGAGGTTTAAGTTCATGGTGCTGCCGGTTCTTGTGTTGGAGTCGACGTTGGTTCTGGTGTCGCAGTCGGTGCTGGCCTGTTAGCTTCCTGCGGAGCTGGCACGGGAAGTTGAGGAACCGCTTGCTCTTTGATCTTCTCCACCAATGGTGCGATCTGAGCATAAGGCATGTTTCCTAGTGCGCCCATCACTGCATTAACTTCATCCAGCGTAAGCTCTAATTTGATCTGTACAGGGTTCATGCTTGGCTCCAAGGAAGTGGTGTGTTTTGCGGAGTCACGGGGGGCGTGATCATTGAGTTGATCTGACCCTGCACGCAGGCTTCCATGTTGGCCACTCCAGTCTCGCCCAGAGCAGCTTGCACCCACCCGATCACCCGCTCTTGTGTGAGCTGGGTGTAGGGGGTGAACGCGCCATCCTGCTGCGTGAATTGATTGCTGCCGCCAATCGAAGCGGTGTACTGGCCGTCCACGCCGGTCAGAGTCCAAAGCACGTTGACCACGAACCCCGGCTCGGGGGTATCGAGGGTGTACATGCGATCAATAGTCCAAGTGAAAGTAGTCATGCTCAAGCTCCGGAAGTTGGCGGGTTGGGGTCATACGGCTGGGGCGACGGTTGGCTCCAAGCGTAGTTGGCGATGTTGAGGTAGTAAGCCTCATTCAACACCTCTGCCGCCTGCGGGTCGTTGGGCACGAGTACGCAACGCCAGTAGGTTGACGAGATGACAACACCATCCTTCAGGACATCGGTGCTTTTGCGAACCCCGATGCATCCGTTGGGTTGGATGTCGAACTGAGAGATGTAGGTTACTTCTTCAAACTGAGCCATGATGGGCCTCCATAAATTTAGCCGCCTTGCGCTTGTTCTCGCTTGACGGAATGACTCTTAGATTTGCCGGAACATGAAGCCCCGACACCGTTTTACCTTTCAGCGGCACGATATGGTCAACATCGTACTGAATACCCGTCTCTGCGCTTAGGCGTTGTGCTTCAGCGTAGAAGGCTCGACTTTCTTTGCGATCCACCCAAGGTGGCGTTGCCAGTTTGGTTCGTTCCTGCCTTGCGTAGAAGTATTCAAGGTAGTTTTCCTTGTTTGCTTCGTAGTATGCTTTTGAGTTTGCAAGGTGTTGCTCACGGTTTTTAGCGTACCAAGATCGGGTCAGTTCGCCATGCCGGTCTTTGTTCTTTGCAACCCAACGCTTGCCTGACTCGTGCTTGCAGGATTTGCACCACGAATGGTATGAATCACGATCAGACCGTTTGTAGAACTGGTCTAACGGCTTTTCTTGTTGGCAGTGTGGGCAGGTTTTCATTTATGCGGTGGCTTGATAAACAAAAGAGAAACGAATAGCCAAATTTGTAGTCGTCAAGCCGCCCGTATTGTTAGCATTGTTGTCTGTAAAGAAATTAATATATCCAGTGTCAATGTTAATGCTGCAACACAAATTAGCAGCATTGTTATTTATAACGATGCTGACAGACCCCAGCGATGTGCTTGCTGTATTTCCAGAAGGCGTAAAGGGTAGGCCCGCAAGAGAATTAGAAGTGAAGTTCGTGGTAACAGTCACATAACCACGGATATAAACCATCCGACCAACCTTCACATACTCTCCAACCGCGCCAGAGATTGCCCCCGTAGCATCACCTGCGGTGGTCGGTGTCCAAGTCCCACGCTCATAGTCATCCAGCGTGTTGGCGTTGGACGATGCGTTTTGGGTGGCTGGGAAGGTGATGCCGGTGCCGGAAGTAGTGGCGGCTGAACCGCCTAAACCAATGTTATTTTTCAGGTCTAGGTTCCCACCGCTCGTGATGCGGGCGCGTTCGGCAACTGTTCCATCTAAAGCAGTCTCAAACGTCATGTAAGCATCTTGAGTGCTTCCAGTTGATGTCCAATTGCCTTCGGTTTTTACGGCAATCCTTCCAGCATCAGCAACCGCTGGCGTTGTAGCATCGTAATAAAACTGATTAAACAAAATACCCGTTCCGGTATTTGTCATTGATGCCGCATTGCCGCTGTTAGTAAGCTCTAACAAATCCGTTGTGGCTGCTGCTGTTCCTGCTTTTTGTACATCAAGAATGCTTGAAGGCGAACTCGTCCCAATCCCCACGTTGATACCGCTAGCCGTGTAGAGACTTGTGGAGGTGAGGCGCATGGCTTCGGTGTTGGCAGTAAACCAAGCGTGAGAACCTCCAGTGCCTGCGGTGTATGAAAGAACCCCACTATTGATGAAGCCAAAACCGTAACTATTGCTGCTTTGGGATGAACTTACTTCGCCGTTGTCATATACTCTAATGGCGTTTGCATAGCCATTGTTTCCAAGAAACTGTTTGCCAAATGAAAGAATTGAGCCAGCAGCATCGGTTGTGTTGATTGAAAGTTTGCTCCCATCAAACGTCAGCGCACTCCCGCTCGTCGCTACCTTGCTGCCGTTCAGATACAACACGCCGTTAGCAGTGCCGCCGGAGAGTGTTAGGTTGCCTGTGGCAGAGAGCGTGGTAAACGAACCCGCAGCAGCAGTAGTGCCTCCAATAGCAGGAGGAGAAGCTAGGTACGTAGAAAAGCCTGTGCCAGAAACCGTAGACGAGGCAGATAAGGTGGTAAATGCTCCTGTGCTTGGTGTGGTAGCCCCAACAGTACCGTTGATATTGATGGATGCTGTGCCGGTAAGGTTTGTGACCGTTCCAGACAAGGGAGTTCCTAGCGCACCACCGTTAACAATAAAAGCACCTGAGCTTCCAGTGTTTACCCCCAGCGCAGTTACAACGCCCGTTCCTGTTGTGAGATTAGTAAAGCCACCACTAC